GCAAGCCCTGCGCCGGTTGTGCTTGTTGTGTCTCGAACAAAAATAGGTAGTGATACGCTCGTTGATCCGCCAGTTTTTCGCTTGCTCATTATCCGTCGTATCCTCCGCTAAATGCGTTTGGTAGCATCAATCCGCCACCGCCACCACTTACGCCATACACCGCTGACTCCACCAGCGACAAAACGAATGTCCGCCATGCTGCCGAGTTAGTTACCGATACGTTTGTGCTGGCCCAGATCGTTGTGCGAGACAACTGATAGTCAAGCCTTGTTTGCCATGCTGAACCATCTGTTGCCGACTGTGCCAATGTCATACCGCTCGGACTCGATAGAGTGTTCGCCGAGTTTCGATTTGCAACCCAGCCTACTAACGCCTGATCGCTTGCGTTCGTCTGAAAAGTGTTCGCCGTTTGCGATAGGTAGTTGATCGTCGTACTGGTCGCATTGTTGGAGCTAATATAGTTCGGGAAAATCAACGTGTTCGGATCGCCTCTCCACACTGACGCAAATATCTGCGTTGCGTTTGTCCATGTGCCGCTAGTCTCTGCGTTGCTTTGTGCGTGCTTGTAAGCAATCGCCAGCGAACCGACCGACTGCGACAAACTAACTCGCGTAATCCAACCGCTAGGGATTGTTGGCACCGTCGCTGAGTTGTCGCGGTATGCAAAAAACAGCAATAGATCGCCTGCTGCGTGACTTGGCATTGTTATCGTCGTCGAGTTTGCTGTATCGCTACCTTGTAGGGCTATTGTCACAGAGTAGGCTCCGTATCAGGGTCACCGTCCCACGCTTCCATAGCGGCACAATAGGCATTGTATCGAGTCGATGCAATCACCTTTTTCTCACGCTTGATCGCTCCAAGCTGCATACCGATCAAGACGGTTGCAACAAGGTCTTTATCGGGAGCGAGGTCGTAAAACTCCAACGGGGTTACCATTCGCCGACCGGCTTCTGCGATTAGCCAAGCGTCAGTGCTTCCAAGGTTTCGCAAAATGTTATTGATAGTCACGTCACCAATCGGAATCCCTCTTCCAGCTGCCTGCGTTGCAACCCACTCAAGATTGATCGACTTTAGATAGGCAATGAATGGCGATACATTAACCTCGCCGATTACCTGGGCGATGCCAAGCAAGCTCCACCATTGATCGCTTACAAACTGCTTTGTGTTGGCGTTCAACTCCGCCCACACTTCATCAATTGTCTTAGTCTGCCAATCGTCAATCTGTTCAATCAGGTCGCTTACTCGCATTATGCACCCCTCAATAGTTTGCCGATTTCCGTCTGGAGCGTTTCAATCTTGGCCCATAGTTTTTCTCGGTCGCTTCGGCATTCTTGCAGGTCTGCCCGCGTTGTTTTCTTCTCCTCGACGAAGAGGCGAAACAGGATACCTACCGCTGTTGATAACACCCCAACTATGCCGGAGCCGATAATGTAAATGAGGCTTTCCTGTGTCATTTCGCCAACTCCGCATTGAGTCTATCTAAGGTCATATAGCCGCTGATTTCAACCGTCTTATCGCCATCCGTAATGATGAAGTGAGGCAACCTTGAAACATCGTCTGGATTGCCATAGGCGAAAGTATAACCGGCATCAGCAAACTTGCTTTGTTCGCATCGCTTCCACCGTTGGCAAGGCTCGCACCAATCCGCCGAGAATATGACTATCTCACGCTTGATCGCTTTAGGCTTGTCGCTTGGGCTTGGAGTAGGATCGACTGCAACCTCAGGCTCAATCAAAGTATTTGCGGCTTGCTCAAGTTCGCCTATCAACTCACTCGAAGTCGGGGCGATATCGCACTGGGTAGGATCGCTGGTAGGCGGACTCTGTGACCAAAACAGCAACGCAAAAAATAGCAATACCATAATCAAACCTCCTTGTTTGTTCATCCTAACGGCCTCGATGTTAGCCACGATACGCTACGCGGCCCCGGTAGGCTCAAGTCACTAATCCCGACGATTGACGTGTACTGATGCTTGCACAACGCATCGATAACCGATGGGCTTATCTCAGTCCAGGAATCGTTATGGCTGTTAAGCCGCCAAAGGTAATTACGGCCGCGACTGTCTTTGCGTCTGGAGTAACCTAGCCACGCTGTAGCGTGACCATCGCCCCCGCGAAGGCTAATCGATTCTAAGACGCCACTGGATGCGTAAAACGAGTCGTTCCAGGTCGTCCCGGTATGCACCGCACCGCTGCCACTTGCGAGATACTTGTAAATGTCGTCGTAACTCTCAAGCCATGTGTGAGAGCGGATGCGGTATGGTGCCGCCTCAAGTCGCATCTGATCGGTAATCAGGCTTCTGGCGTTGTTTGGGTACGGCGTGCGATACGGCAAGGCTGATTCGAGTAGATAGCCGATCTCTTTCGCAACTCGCAATCCGCCGCTAATCGTAGACCCTTGATCGCGTCCGAGCAAACCATCAATCCGTTGTGACTCAAGATAGGCGAACAGTTGCGAAAACTGCCGCGATTCGCTTACCGCTCCGTGCCCCAAAGCCAACAGATACTCGCCGCAATTCGTCAGCGAAAAGCCTTGGCAGGACGACATATTTAGTTGCTTGTCGTGCCTCATCAACTTTCGCGGGTCGATTTCCTCAGGGGCTGAAAAATCTTTCAGTGTAAACGGCATTGAGACCGAATTGCTTTGCAATTCATCGCGTCGCTCAATCGTTGGATCGTAGCCGGTGAAAAATTCGCTCATTCACTAGCCTCATCTTTTTTGAGTCTTCGCATGGCTCGCCTAATCATGCAGTCGTAAACAAAACCAATCAGCATTGACGTGAGCAACCAAAACACAAGATAGATCAAAGCAAACCAGCCGATAAACACCAAAGCTGCAAACGCATCAAGGATGTAGTCACAGAGTTTGCAGCATCCGTAATGCATCACCACGCCCCCGCTATGTCTCGATTCAGTTTCGCAATCTCGGACTCTTTACCCTCGAAACTTGCTGGTAGTTTTAGCTCATCGATAGCGTTGTAAACGCGGTCAAGTGCTTCGCGTTGCTTCGCTCCAGCATTCGCCGCGATGAATTGCGTCCATTGCTCTTGATTTACAATCTCGCGCTTTTCGATCTTGCTAGCCGCCTCTAAGAATGCCGCTCGGTATGCCGCTCGAATATTGGGCAAAGTGCTTGCTACAACGCCCTTAATGTCCTTCGGCTTTGGATCGACGTTGGCAGGCTTTTGGAATGCAAAGTAGATCGCACCAGCCGCAATTATCCAAGGCAGCCAATTCGTTTGCGGCTTACTCATCGTCGCTGCTCTCTGCTTCGATCTCAGCCTCTGCGTAGAGTTGAGCCGCCGAGGGAGCGTTGCCGTATTGGGCCTGCGGGATCGCACTCAAAAAGCCGTTTTCCTTCGCCCAGAAGTAGAGGCGGATTGCCATCTGCACCAGCATGATAACCGTCACCGGATCGAGCCCGTAGACGGTCTTTGCGTGCTGTCGATAGGCCCTACGGAATGCTTGACGATCTCCGCCAGTCTCGTTGTAAATCCTGATTGCGTCGTCAGGCTTCCACGCTGTCTCGCATCGCTTGAAAAGACTCACTTTGCCACCTCATCGGGCTTAGGCAGAGGTCGGATCGAATCGCCAACGATCCACGCCCCAACAGCAAGCACAAGCTGTTGTATCTGCTCTTCGCTCAAAGGCACCTTGTCCTTTAAGACGACAACGGCAACGACCGCAGCCGCTGCCCAAAATCTCTTCGACTTTAGCAAGTCTTGCATGTTACACCCTCCCTTGGTTCCTTGCATTGTAGCAAGTGTCAGGGGGATTGCAAACTTTGCTTGGCTAGGTTGCAAACAACTCGCCGTCAGTGGTCTTAGACCGGCATGTATACCGCCAAATCTCACTCTGTGTCGGCGTTGGTTTTTTGCGTGCCCATCGCTCTACGCCCGCTGTCTGCTTTCGGTTGCCGCGATTCCAGCCCGTACCGTCGCACGACTCAACGCCCATATCCTCAAGCATGTCGAGTTTATCGGGAGAGTTGCAGCGAAGCAGATGGACGCGTCGGAAGTGCTTGCACCAAGTCGCAAGGGTATCCCGTTTGAACTCGTCTGTGCCCCCAACGGCGATGACAACCGGCCCAGGACGAAGCGATAACACCATCTCCACCGTCATTCCGTCTTGAACCGCAATAGCCGGCACAATCTCAGCATCGATGACGCGTTGAACGTACTTTGCGAATCGCTCAAGCGTCCGCTCTGCGTTGCCTGGAACATCAGGGACGATTGCCCATCTTGCACGCTGCACCGCTGGAGCAGTCCACGCCAGCAACCTTTCCCACTGCGGGAATACAGTCGCCCACTTTTCATCGTCAAACGTGTTCGTTTTCCGATCCCAGCAAGCAAACGCCCCGTTATCAAGTGCGTAAGGAAACCACGGCCACGGGCCACACTGAGCACCTGGAGAATACAAGTGACCAAGCCGCCCCGTCTCCCTTGCTAAACAATGCCAAAACCAACCTGTGCTATTCGCTGGCATAACTATCACTTCGCTACCCACCTTCCATCTTCGGTGCTTTTGACCGCGTTGCTGCTGCTTAAGAAATCACTTGCTTGCTTGTCGCTTACCGCCAACCCTTTGCGATTCAACCAGTGCTGAAAATCGATCCGTGCAAATGGCTTGCCGCTTGCCGCATCCTCCAAAAACAACCCCAAGAAGTTTTCGAGCGATGGCAAGTTATGAATGTACTCGCAAGCACTTTCGAGAGTGTAGAAAACCTTTGTTGCGTGACCAATAACCCAAGGCGATAATGCCTTGCCGATGTTGTTCACAACGACGATATTTTTACGTTCGTTGAATGCGTACATGATCTCCATCGCCGTACCGAAACTTGGCTCGTCGATCCAAACTAAAAGCACGTCGCTATTGTCAATGTCGGACTTGTCCGCCTTGATGATGTCGTGAACGTGCATCGACTCAATACCGCGATAATCTCGCCGCATCGGGTCTAGCACTTCCTGCGTTGCTAGAAGCAATTTGGCACGCTCGCGCCATGTATTGCACTCGTCATCGGTGCAACCGTTGATTCTTCCGCAAAGGTAAACTCTGTTTTTTTCTCTCATCATATTTCTCCTAGATAACGCTTCTCTTCCTCAAATCCTCAATCCAAAACTCCCCGTCTTTCGCCGGAGTCTCCGCCGCGTAAACCGCAACAGCCAACGCCGCCCAGTAGTGGCTACTGACGCCGAACAATGGCCCTGGTGCCTTCTTCGTGCCAACCACTCCGAAGCGGTCAATCAGTGCTTGGCGGATGTTCGCATCTTTTGCTCTCATCGAGTTGCAAAGGTGCATTTTAACCGACTTCCTCGGTACTAGCCTAACCTCGGTGCCTATGGTACCCGCTAGCCAACCGATACCGGCCACCGTGCGAAACACCTCCTGGCCGACCGCCATACCGTACGACTCGATCCACTCGCACGCAACGGTCTTGACCTTGCATAGCATGTTCTCTTTTTCCCGTGCAGTGAAGTGGATAAAACTCGAAAACGTGTCGAGTTGGATAACCCGATTCTCTTCACAGTCCCACCACACAAACGCATGCTCTTTCGGCCCTGGATCGATGCCTAGAATTATGTTTTTACTCACTGCTCACCTCCATCTCTTTAATCGCTCGATCTAAATACCACGCCGCTTTCTTCAAATCCTCGACGCCGCCTTTGTTGTCGTATCGCCAGAGGTATTTGATTACGTTACCCGTGCAATACTTTACGAATCCGCTTCCAGTTGCCGCTTTGATTGCCTCGATGCACTCGATCCCGCCTTGGTTGTAATGGGCAGGATGGTTGACGTTGTCAACTGTCAAGCATTCGTTGACGACTGAGGCAGGTTCGGCCTTCGATTCAAAGCAAAAACAATCCGACTTCCTTTCGACCAATTCATAATTTTTCGCCTTTGACCAGCTTGACCAAGTGTGGCGTTTGTACTTAACGCTAATCTCGTCGTCATTAACCTTAACCACTTCGCCGATCCATCCTGCAAAAATCGTGTGATCTTGCTTTCGCCTGACGATATCCCCAA